CCGACTAGCGTGCGGACGACTGGCTTGCCGCGCTTGATGTAGCGGATGCGGCCATCGTACTCGACCGGATCGGCGAAGTAGTTCGCCACAATGGACTTGATGGCCTCGGCCGCTGTGGTCGAATTCTGGATGACCACACCCGCCAGGATGTCGGTCAGCTCAGTGACCGAGAAATCCTCTATGGTGTGACCGGCCCGGAAATGCAGCTGAGACACTACGTGCGACAGAGCAACCGGGTTGCCGATGGAAACATCGTTGGTGGGATAGGAGGCGGCTGATTTGGTGCGGCCTGGATATGCAGTCGGCCTATCCACTACCTCAACGCCATCGAAAAACTGCACTTTGTTGTTGAAAGTGCTGCCATTGAACGACAACAGAACGAATCCGTTCCCGACAAACTCGATTCCCAGGCAAGTGCCGTAGGTCGTCCACGAGGCGCGAACGAAGTTGCTACCCTGAATCTGGTAGTAAACCTCGCCTGAGTCGGTGCCGATCACCTTGCATGCGCGACCATCGGCCAACCAGCCGCCAGCGATATGCGTCGCCACGGTAGCAGTGCTGTATGGCAGCGGTATGTCGCCGCTATCCCAGCCGTTCGAAGTGGTGCGCAGAGCCGGCCGATTCGGAGACGAGTATCTCCCAACGTAGAAGAAGACCCCTTGGTGAAGAAGGAAATCAGTACCAGCGCTTACCACCAATCCCAGGGGGCCGTTCTGCTCAAGAAGGCCAAGTTTTACGTCGTAGAAGTATCCGTTGGTTCCGTACGCGAGCAGAAGGTTTCCATCGCCTGCAATGTGCTGCATCGATGGTCCTGACCATAGGTCGAAAGCCAGTCCCGAAGCACTGGTCTTTGCAATGCCCTGATCGCAAGGAATGAAGAAGCCACGCACGTTGGCGGCGTCGACGTAGATACCCTCTCCGCGCGGGGTGATGGTCGGCCCAGTGCTTTGCGTCCAAGTCAGACCCTGGTCGGTTGTAACCCATGGCTTCGTTGAACCTCCGCTCACATGCCCAAGGTATCGATCCGGGCCTGCGATGAGTTGCGAAAAGATTGGAACTGTGTGATTTGGGTACGGCTCTGCGTCCCAGTCGAAACCGTCAGGCGAAGGAATCGCGGTGGAATACGTCAAATCTCGATCGAACATCATCAACGCATTGACCGAGAGCGTGCTCGCGCTCACCGCCACTTCCCACCGGTACGTCGGCACCGTTTCGCCGTAGTCGGTCAGGTCAAAGTTGGGGAAGACGCAACGCGCTGTGCCGCGATAGTAAGGCGCATTGCCAACGCCATGGATGGCTTCTTCGGCAGGATCAGGCAACTGGTCTTCCGATCCATCATAGAAGCGAAAACGATTGCGGAACTCGATGGTGTCTTCGGGAATCGTTGACCCAGGCGTCACGTCGTAGACGAGCTTTTCGTTTTCCCAGATGCGCAGGATGACGCCGCCCGGCAGCGCTTCGCCCAGGCCGATAGTGAACGTCCACAAAGCGCGCTCGTTGATGGTGACCGGGCCGCCGCCTTTGCCGGCCTGGTCGCGCTTCTTGACCACGCGCCGATTGCCGCGCTCCAGCACGCAGGTGGAGCGGATGCAGCCCTTGCCGAATACGATGGCACGCGCGCCACCCTCAGCGGCCGTCTGTACCGGGCTATCGCCCACCTTGTTGCCCTGGATTTCCACCGGGTCTACGGCGTTGCCGATGAGCGAACCAATGGCAAAGCCAGCCTGCGCGCCGGCAGGGCCGCCGAAATAGCCGCCGATGACCGCGCCGACGATGGGTAGAACCTGGCGGGCCATTACGCGGCGCTCCGAAACACGTGGGTGAAGGTGGCGGCCTTGTCGGGCGTCAGTCGATACTCGATGACGCGCTCCTCAGTGCCGCAGGCGTGGATGAGCGTCAGCTGCTTGCCCTCGTGGTACTCCAGCTCGCCCACGATGGCGACGTGGTGTGGCTCTCGATAAAAGCGCATGAGCACCGTGTCGTCTGGGCGCAAGTCAGTCAGGCAGATGGGCGCTGACAGCGCGGGTTCGCCCAAGCGAGCCACAACGTGCGCCAGAAGCGAGCCGCGATTCGGCTGCGCCCGGTACTCGCGGTAGTCGGGAAGATCTTCGCCGACGTCGCGTCCAGCAATCCAGCGTAGGCCCACGCAGTCCAGCCCCGAGCGGTTGCGGCCCTGATGCAGGAACGGAACACCCAGGTAGCTGCGCGCCGCCTCGGAGAGCGTCATTCGGCTTGCACCGGTGCGCCCGTGCCGACGCCGGCGCTCGCGCCGGGAATCTGCATCTGGCCCTGATCGGCTACTGGGATGTTCGGCTCGCCGCGGTAGTTCTGCCAGTTGCTGCGCGCCTTGCACGCCGCTGGCGTCTTCGGGCAGTCGTCGCGGAAATCGAAGGTGTCGCCAGCTTGGATAGGGAAGTCTGTCGGAAAGGTCAGGCCAACCGTGATGACACCGCCGGCCACGTCAAACTGATCGACCTCGTTATCGCGCCCGGTGTTGGCGCCTGACGTCCACAGCACCTTGCCCGGATTGCCGCCGTACAGAGGAGTCAGGCCGCTGGTGGTGAAGCTCTGGTTGGACTCAATGCCGACCGTGGCGACGGTTCCTGAGCTCCAGTCAGCCGCCAGGTCTTTATTGCAGGGGTATCGATCGGGGCCGCCGGCCTGGCTTCCGTACGTCGCGCGGCAGCCCAGCGACCACTTCTCGGTCACCGACTGCTTGAGGTTCTGCGACAGCGGCCGCAGCTCCTGCACGATGGACAGGCCTTTGTCGGTAATGGTGACCCGGCCAATCGTGCCGCGTAGCAGCTCGATATGGCCTTGCGACAGGTCCATGTAATTGACCAGGTAGACGTACGCCTTCGCGCCGTCGTACACGCCTGCCAGGATGTCCGCTTCACTGATGGGGACGTCGAACTCCGGCAGGAGCGAATGGGCCTCGATTTCCTCAACCGACAAATCGGATCCGTAGAGCAGCGTGCTGGGCACCATGCCGACGGATGCCGAGTACGTCAGCTCGCCGGCGCCGTCGTCGTACGCGACATCCTGATCCAGGGTGGTCACGCCGTAGGCCGGATACTCCGCCTTGCGCGGCACAATGCGCAGCAGATAGCACATGGTCTTGCTGCTGGCCTGGATGCTCGGCAGCAGGGTCGCGGGAATCGTGCGAGGCATCAGCCGCGACTCTCGATGATAGACACGGGGCACGAGGCGGTCACGCCCGAGTCCCAAGTGAAGGGGTTGTAGTCCTCCTCGAAACACGCGCGCACGTCGAACTCGCCGTCCCAGTAAATCGCCTTGCCGGTGGGCCAGGGATTCGTCGGCGTGACCATGCCGGTAGTGGCGTTCACGGTGACGGCCAGTGTGTTGTTGTCCTGGTCGTAGACCCGCACATTCAGCGGCAGCGTGATGGGGCGGCTGAACGACACTGGCCCGAAGGTGTAGGTACGAATCAGCTGTCGTGCTGTCGTGGTGTTGTCACCCACATGGAACTGTTGCGCCTTGGCCTGGTAGTCGTCCCAGTCCTTGAACCGGAAGTCAGAGAAGCCGCCGCCGCAGGCCCAGATGGCTGCGCGCATCTGTTCGCGCTCGGCCGGGCTCAGCAGGGCGTAGTCGGTTGTCCACTTGCCGATGGGATAAAGCCAGTTGCGGTTTTTGCGTACACGCCCGTTCGGCAACTCTTTGCGCAGGGTGCTGAACTGCGGGCCGCCGCTGAAACCGAACTGGTAGTGACTGTTGAGGCGCGCGTCGATAAAGCTCATCAGCGGCGTCCCTGCGCGCGCGTGGTGGCGCGATACATGGACGACTCAATCGCCGACCGGCTGCGGCGATCCACGCGCTCGGAGAACGTGTTGGTAACCTGCATCGTGACGCCGGCGCGCTGCCCGCCACCCATGTTCGGCTGCACAACGCCATCGCGGCCCGGAATAAGGAAGTTGCGGCCGTTGGTGCGCAGCAGCTCCGGGCCACGCTCGCCGACTTCGTAGAAGCGGCCGGCCTTGACCGGGCCGCCGGCGGCGCGGCCGCCGCCGAAGAAAGATCCGATAATGCTCGCCCAGTCCACGCTATCAGCGGCGCTTCCGCCGCCCTGGGTGCCGGTCGTTTGCCCGCCGCCAAACGCGCCGATGATTTGCTTGACCAGCTGCTGGCTGAAAAAGCGCGCGAGCTCGGCATTGATGTCATCCAGGAAGCCCTTCCAGTCCAGCTTCCCGGTCTTGAAGAACTCCTCGAACATGCCTTGCATGCTGCCCAGGATGCCGTTGATGGCATCTGCGGTTCGGCCGGCTACGTCGTCAGCCGCTGCCATGTAGTCTTCGAACGCGCGCACGGCGCCGTTCTTCCAGTCGGCCTGCATGCGATCGCGCTCGGCGTAGTAGTCGCCCTCCATCTGGAGCATGCGGTCACGCGAGGCGCGCAGGGCAGCTTCCTGCTGGCGCCAACTTTCGGAGTCCTCCGCCACGCCGCGGTCGCGCAAAGCGCGCAGACCATCCTCATACTCGCGGGCAATGTCCAGCGCTCGGCGCTGCCGATCGACCTGGTCGGCGCCGCGACCGATTCCCATCAGGTCAATCTCATTGGCCCGCGCGCGATTTGCTTCGCTGGCTTCCAGTTGCGCGTTCAGACGGATGAGGTCTTCCTTGAGCCTGGCCTCCTGCGTCATCGCCGAGACTTGGTCGTCGGTCACTTTCAGCTGCTCCAGCGAGGCCTGAATCTCGGCGCGCTGAGCGGCAGTGAGCTTCGTGCCCAGGGACTCCATCTGCTCCATGACTCGCACGCGCAGTCGCTGGGAGGTGGTCAGGTTTTGCTCGGTGCCCAGCTGCTCCTGGTTCAGTGCAATCTGCTGGCGCAGCTGCTGCAGGATGGGTGCGCCGAAGTCCGTCGCCGACCGTCCGCCACTCGCACCCCCTCGTCCGCCGCTGCCGCCTCGCCCGGCGGCCTGCGCGCGGGCGCGGGTAATCTGCTGCTGAATTTCAGCTTCCGACTTGCCGGCTTTTAGTCCGGCTGCGCGGATTTCAACGATTTCTTTTTCCAGGCGCTCGCGATCCGTGAGGTAGCGTAGCGTCACCTTCTGGAACTCATCCTCGGCGCGAATCTGCGCCGAGTCCACCGTGCGGGTCGGCGGGGTGATGGAGCTTCCCGCCTCGATGACTTGAACCTTGGGCCGGCTCAAGCGCTGGATTTCGGCCTGCGCGTCTCGAATCTGGCGCTCGCGCATCTCCCGCTCGACGCCCGACATGCGGGGGTTCAGGCGAATATCGTTCTGCCACATCTCGATGTCGCTGCGCAGATCCGTCGGCGTGGTCTTGCGGCCAATGCCCAGCATTTCGTCCCATGCTTCGGACGCCGCGCTCTTGATGCCCTTCCACGCGCGCTCCAGGAATCCCAGGTTCTCGGTGACCTGTGGGATGCGCGAGTTGATGGCGCCGGCGTAGGCCTCGATGGCGACGGTAGCCGCATCCGCTTCCCTGCCCTGCTCCTGCAGCGCCTTGATTTGGTCGTAGGTCGACCGCGTCAGGAAGTGGTAGGTGTCGTTGAGCTGAAGAATGGCGCGAACGGGGTCTTCGCGCAGCTTCAGGAACTCCTTCACCGTCTCCTGAACTGCCTTGCCCGTCCCGGCGCGCATGTTCTCTGCGGCGGTTGCAACCAGGGTGATTTGGTCGGCCGTGAATCGGCCGGTGCTGGCGACTTCGGCCAGCGCGGCCGCTGCGCTGCGCGTGGTCACGCCAGAGATGGCGTCCATCTGCGTGGCCATGTCGGCCAAGGCATCGGCGGTGGTGTCGGCATAGTTGCCGGTGAGGATGAGCGCCTTGTTGAACTCGACCGATTCCTGGGCGCCCTTAAAGTAGGCGGTGCCCAGCGCGGCGACAGCGCCAGCGGCGAGCGTCAGCGGATTGATGAGGCTGGTGATGTACCCGGCGCTGGCGCGCAGCGCGGGGCCGATGCCGCCGAACACGTCCTTCAGCTGGCCGCCCTGCTGCAGGAGAACCTGCAGGGGCTTCTGACCGCTGGCCAGGCCGGTGAAGATGTCGGTGAACTGCATCGGCAGCTGGCGAGTCGCCGCTTGCAATTGCTTGGCGGAAAGAGCCGCCCTGTCCATCGCTGGGGCGACCTGTTGCGCCGCCTTGGCGGCGTTGCCACCTGACTTGTTGAGCTTGTCCAGATCGGACGCAGCCTGGGCGACACCATCGGTCGTGACCTTGATTCCGAGGGTCGCGATATCAGCCACGCTTTTTCTCCATCTGCGCAAGTGCCTCCGCTTCCATCGCGCGGAGACATTCGAAGGTGTCGGGTTGCTCGTCGGCGGGAACGCCAACCAGCGAAAGCACCGCAGGCAGCGCGGTGTAGTCCAGGCCAGTGGCGCCGGTGTAGCCAACGCGCCACTGGGTCTGCATCGCGATGAAGACGTTCAGCGCGATGAGGTTGTCCGGCCAGACGTCGAACTCGACGTCAAGCTCGGGAAAGTCGTCCGGGGAAAGCCCCCAAACGGCCAGTTCTGCAGCCGGCGGCTTCGCGGCGGTGGTGCTATACAGCGCTGCCACCGCCGCAATCAGTTTCCCCGGCGAGCCCCGCGAATCTCGTTGAGGTACTTCTCCAGCACGGCAAAGCCGGCGCCAGCGTAGTTGTCGCAGAGCCGGCGAATGTTCTCGTCACTGAACTCGTCGTCCAGATCCCAGCCCGCTACGATTTCGCGGAACACGCCGACCTCGTCGTCGTCTTCGCGTGCTTTCAACCATTCGAGCACTTGCGATCGCGTCTTGTGCTTGAAGGTGAACTCGACCTCGGCCGGGCGAGAGCCCGGCACGGGGATACCCACCTTCGCCTTGAAGGTGGGTTCGGGGTTGAGCTTCAGGCGCGCCATCAGGAGGCGTACCGAACCGGCTCGGCCAGCAGCGACAGCGTGACCTGCACGGTCATCAGCTCGTTCACGGTCAGCGACGGGATGGTCGACAGACTGATGAAGGCGTTGTAGAGCAGAATCTGGCCGTTGCTCAGGGTGATGCGGACGGCGCGCGGGGCCCGGTCATCGTTGGCCGCTTTGGCCAGGATGTAGCCCGGCAGATTCGGGTCATCGGCGATGGTGAACGTGACGCCGGCCGCGGCTTTGTAGGTCGGGATGCGCTTGGAACTGTCCGACTCCAGGAACTGGTATTCCAGGAACTGCTGATCGCCACCCACCGAAGTCGAATCGGTGATCTGCGCCAGCTGCGTCCAGCCAGTCACTTCGCGCGCACTGCCGGCGCCGCCGCCGTTCGGGTACACGCTGGTGGAGGTGGTGTCGATACCTTCCAACTCGAACGTGCCGGTGGTGGCATCGTCGACGCGGATGATTTTGTCGGTCAGGCGGGACCAACCGCTGGTGACCTCGATGATGTCGCCATCGGTGAAGCCATGCGCGGCGGCGGTGGCCACGCCCGGGTTGGCGTTGGAAATGGCGGAGATGTTCTTGGCAGAGCCATAGCCGCTGGCGATGGCAATGACGGAACCGTTCGGCAGGGAGACGGCCATGGAGTTTCCTCAGGTTGCGGGCACAAAAAAGCCCGCATGCGCGGGCGGGATTTCGGCCAAGGGCCGGATTTCAGATGGTGTCGGCGCGGTATTCGAACGACACGGGGACGGCGAACGACTCCGGCTCCTGGATGCCAGGGCCGGCGCTGGCCGGAGAGATGACTTGCACAGTCACCGAGCCACTGGTGTAGCGGCCGTTGACCGGGAACTGCTGATTGAGCTCGGCGGCGATCGACAGCGCGGGGCCGCGGCCCGCGCCGTTGGGGCGCACGACGGTGACCTGGAACACGCCGCGGTAGCCGCGGTGTGCGCCCTGCAGGTCCAGCGACTCGGTCTGCGCCGGCAGCAGGTACGCGCGCAGGTACGTCTCACTCGCCGCCGGGGTGAACGGCACGTTCTCGTAAGCCACGCGCAGCGCCGGAACGCGCGCAGCAGCCCACGTCGACAGCCGCGTCTCCAGAATGGCGCGAACAGCCTCAGTGCTCATTGCCTGGTCTGCTCCGCGACAGCTGCGTTGACGAAGGTCTGGAACTCAGCGACGGTCAACCGAACCATGCCTTGCGGCGCCTGGCTCTTGCTGTGGCCGTACTCCAAGGGGATGGCGTATGGCAGCGAGTTGGTCAGGAAGATGTCGCCGGCGCCGGGAGCCCAGCCGTTGAGCTGGATGCGAACACGCTCCCGCGTCTTGCCGCCGCTCTTGTCGGTGCTCGGCGTGGTCAGCGTGTCTACGTGACCGAAAGCGACATTCCAGTTGGCGCGGAAGCGCCCGGTGTCGACCGGACTGCGCATGACGACGCGCGTGGCCATGTCCAGACCGACTTTCCGAACTACCTGCGCCGGCGCAGCCTTGGCCTTGTCGACGAAGCTGGCGATGTTCAACGCGAACACCTGCGGGGTGTCAGCCACGGAGCTGCGCCTCGAACAGCACTGGCACGCCAGCCGGGCTGGTTGGCTTGACTGCGATGATTTCGAAGTCCTTGCCCTGCCATGTCAACTTGTCGCCCTGCTTGGGCTCTTGGTAGGGAGCCAGGAGCGCGCGCTGGTCGCCTTGCAGGATGTTCGTGCCGTCGATGTACTTCTGGTCGTAGGCGAAGACCGCGGCGGTCGTCGACAGCTCGTCGGTCGCGGTGCTGTTTTGGCCCGTGGATGGGTCGTAAGCGCCCGTCGTGACTCGTTTAAGGACCGCTGGCGCGCCGAACCGCTGCAGCAGGCGGGTGGCCGTGGCTGCGGTGGCGGCGTAGTTGAAGGAGGTCACGCCCGCACCAGCGGAATCTGCCCGCCGCCGCGGCACAGCAGGCCAGCCGAAGCCAGCGCCGAGTCCACGGCCGCGTAGCGGGTGTCCTGACGTGCGCCATCGGCGTAGGTCACGCTGATGGGGCCGACCACTTCCTGCTTCACTTGCGCACCCTGGTCAGACAGCAGCACGCCGGCGGAGGCGCGCACGGCCAACTCCGCGTTGGCGCGCTTGACCGCGACCGGCACGACATCAGCGGCGATGCCGCAGGCGCCGGTGCGCGGCCAGTCCAGTGCCTGGGTCGTCGTGGTGCGCGTGCCGCACCAGCGCTGACCGTAGGCCTGGCCCATGTAGTCCGTGCCCAGCCGCAGCGCCTGTTCCTTCTGCGGCTCGGTCAGCGCCGCCCAAGCGGCATTACCGCGGGCAGCGAAGTACGTGTCGGCGTCCGCGACCGAAATGTAGGCTTCGGCATCGGCCAAGCCGGTGCCGTCTTCGATCACGATGGCCATGGGTTACTCGGCCGCCGGCTCTTCGGCTTTCTTGCGTCCGCGCCTGGGCGCCGGCTCGTCATTCTCGACGGCCTCGACTTCCTCGACCATCTTGTGCTTGAGCAGGCGCGCCACTTCGTGACGCATCACAACGGCTTCGTCGCCCTTGACCAGATCGACATGGCCCACCGTGCACGGCTTGCGCGCGCGGATGCGGATACGGCCGTCGACGCCCTTCAGGCCTTCAATGGAACTGTGCGGTGAATCGCTCACGAAACTCTCCTCTCGCGTGTAGGCTGGCCAGACCGCGCCAAGCGGCCCGTTACCAGCGACTCGAACCGGGCAGAACACATCCCGAGCCATCTTGTGTGCTTCTTCGACGTATCCCGCATCGCCGCCGTAGCCATCGCAGCCGGCTAGAATCACGACGCTCGCGCCCATCGCGAAGGCCGCCCATGTGGCGACCATCCCGGAAAGCACGAAGCGCGGACACTGCGGCCAGTGACCAAGGCGATACGTTGCGTACCGATGCGGGCTGATGATGGGTGCATCCGATAACCCGCGAAGCCAGTCGCCCATCGGCATCTGTTCGCGGCTGTTGCGCTCATCCATCGCCAGCAAGTAATCAGGCCGGCGAAGATGCGCGCCGTGGCCATTCGTGCTGATGTAGACATCAGCCTCAACGCCTTCCAGGTCTTGCGCCAGGCGGGCTGACCCGCCCATCACGCAAATGCGCTTGCCCTGGTGCGCGAGGATGAGTTCGCGAAAGTCATGTAGCAGCGGCCCCGCCTGCAGCGGCGGAACCCACGCGGCATCACTGGCCCATGGCCGGGGCTTGCCGTGAAAGCAAACCACCTTCGCATCGCGCGGAACACCGCGCTGACAATGGACCTTGAAGCTGTAGACCGGCTCGCTGTCTTGCCAGCGCGCTGCATCTGCCAGGTGGTCCATCAGGAACCCCTGGTCGCCCCACTTCGGCCAACGCTGGTTGGCAGCCATGTGGGCGGCGGGGTCGGCCAGCCATGCTTCCCATACGCGGGCGCGATCGTGCGCGGTGACGTACATGAAGCCAGAGCCGATGATGTCCGGCTGGGTGAAATCGCGCAGGACAGTCGTACATGCCGGCTGTGCCGGCAACTCGCGCACAACTGTGTCCAGATCAATCATCAGGACATCGCCCTGTAGCGACGGTCCGAACATCTCCATCTTGGCCCACCAGCCGGGCCAGTCATGTTCAAGCGCCACGCACTCCACGCCCTCGACCGGCGTGTCGGTCAAACAAACCAGACCGGGGACCTGCCGGGCTAGCCAGCGGACATGCTCGGGGCCGAAGTCGCCGCCGGACCGCAGCACGCACGCCTTAATCATTCGAACACCAGGACAGTGAGGTCACAGCGATAGCGCGGGTACGGCACAGCAATCGTCTCGACCAGTTCACGACCCATCAGTTCGACGTACTCGTGCGGCTCGCGATTGAACACGGGCGGATTGCCCGGGCGGCGCCACTGACGGCCCATGACCTCGCCGATGACCACTCGCTCATACGACGTCGTGGCTGCCAGCAGGTCGGCAATCTCTTCGTCCGGGATGTGCAGCAGTACCGTCCACGCCAGCCATGTCTCGGCCGGCTGCCATTTGGTGGCATAGCGATATCCGGGATTCGCAGCCGCCGCGGCGGCCAAAGCCGCTGGGTTGATGTCGAATCCCGCATAGCGCTCAGGCGCGAACGCCGGCGCCAGCCGGCCATCTCCGCACCCGAACTCGAACACTGAGCCGCGACATGCGCGGCCCAGTGCCTGAAAAAGCCCAGCCTCCGGGAATCGCTCCCCGCGAGGGGTGATGTCCCGAAGGCTGGTATTGCCCCGCCAGAACTCGGCGGGGCTTGGCATCACTTGTTGAATGCCAGGGCCATGACGCCGGCCGTGTGCTTCCACGACGTGGCGACCTTGTCCCAGTTCGCGCCGGTGGCCAGTTCCGTCGACGTCGGCGACTTGCCGCCGGTGGCGGTATCCCAGGCGAAGCCCTTGAGGGCCAGGCCATACGAGAAGTCCGCCTGGAACGTGGTCACGATGCGTTCCTTGCCGTTCGTGGTGTCGATGTTGGTGATGAGGTCGGATCCGTCGTACACGGTCGCCGCACCAGCCACCAGGCCGAGCACCTTGACGTCGTTGGTGGTCGTCGACGGAGTCTCACGCAGCGCCGGGGCATCGGTAACGATGACGCGCTTGCCCAGGATGTCGACGACGTTCACGCCGCTGGCCTGGAACAGGTTTTGCGCGTTGGCCAGGTTCTGGCCGACCAGGCTGTGGTACTGCGCGCCGTCCATGACGTTCGCCACGATGAGACCGCTCTGGTCACCGAACAGCGCATGCGCGTTGTTGATGTCCGCATAGGTCAGCGGGCCGGTGTTGCCGTCGTAGCAGGTGTTCGTGGTGCCGGCTTCGATGGCTGCCACCAAGGCAGCGATGGCCTGGTTCAGCTGGCGCTGCAGCAGAGCTTCGGCCAGGTTGCGCGAGATGACCTCGAGGGCCTCGCCGGGAGCCTTTTCAACCCACGCCAGCTGGCCCGGCTCCCACTGGATGGGACCGAAGCCGCCGGCTACCTTCACGCCGATGGCCTGCAGCTGCTCCAGGTTCGTCGCGGCCTGCGTCGCATTGGTGGCGTAGCGGTCCACGTCGCGAATCGCGGTGTGGATGCCCTTCCAGAAGTTCTCGTAGCGGTAGTCGCCCTCGAACGCGGCATTGGTCAGCGTGATGGCGCCGCCCGATGCGCCGTTGAACTTGTCGACCATCTGGGCGAGCGTTTCGATGGTGGCGGTCTGCACCTCGCGGTTGAAGACCTTCATGTTGGTCAGTGCCATTACTTATTCCTCTGCTTTGGCGAGTCGGGCGTTGAACGCCGCGACACGCCCCGCCTTGTCATTGACATCGGGGAGCTTGTCGCCGTTATTGGGATTGCCGCGGTTGCCGTGACCGGCACCGCCGCCGTTGGTGTCGGGTGCTGCGACGAAGCGCTTTCCTGCGTCGCTGCCTGCCCACTCCGTGATGTGTTTGTCGAGATCGACCTCGCCAGCCTTGACCACGCGCTTGCCGTCCACGTCCACCACCTGCACGCCGCTGCCCAGCAGGGCCTTGGCCGCTTCGATATAGACGGGGTCGGTAACGCCGGCCTTCGTCAGCGCCTGGGACAGCGCCGCGTCCTTCAGCGTGCCGCTGTAGGCTGCGTCGATGTCGGTGGTGCGCTTGTTGGCGGCCTCAAGGTCGGTTTGAGCCTTCTTCGCTGCCTTCGTGGCCTCGGCCAGTTGCTGCTTGAGCTGGTCACGCTCGGCTTCGACCCTTTCAAGGTCGGCCGGGTCGATTTCCGAATTCTTGCGCAGCTTCTTGACCTCGCCCAGCAGTTCGTCGCGCTTGGCGACCAGCGGGGCGGTGGCTTTCTCTACGGCAGCCTCAATGGCCGCACGCACCTCAGGTGCGTTCAGATCGATGTCACTCACGGGGTTGTGTCCTCAGGACGGTTGCGGGCTCAGCCCAAAGAAAAAGCCCCGCTCGGCGGGGCTTGGTGTTAGGTGCGGTCTTTCCCGCCGTCATCGGTTTGCCCGGATTTCGAGGCCCGGGCCACACGCCGGTCCGGCGCACAGCAGTTTTCATTCCCTGCCTATGGGGCGACCAACCGAAACCCTCGCCTCGTCGCGCTTTCGCGCTATTCCACCACCACGCGCCGCCCCTGTAGCAGGCAGACGACGCACAGCTTGTTCTTCACGTTGCCGGTACTGGCCACGACGGTCTCGCGACCACCGCACGACGAGCAACACGGCCAATCGCGCGCGGACTGGCGGGCGCGTCGCCGCACCTGCCCTGCCGAACTCACATCCGGCTTGCCATCAATTACGCGCAATCTCGGCATCTTGGGAAATGATGACCACTCTTACGGCGCAGTCAAGCCTTCCCGCTCGCGAAGCTGGTCGAGTGTGAGCCAGCGGCCGCGATCATCGTAGAACTTGTCGAAGCTGACCTTGCCGGCGCGCAACAGGCGCCCACGCTCCACGCCGAGAATCTCGTCCTGGCGCGCCGCGCTCTGCCGGCCCAGCCAAGCGCCGTAGGTTGTGTCTGCCGGCACCTGGCCGTCCATGCTCGCGCGCGTGGCCGCTGGCATCTCGTCTGCGTCGATGCCAAGCTCTTTCCAGCTGCGCAACACCGGCACTGACACGCTGCGGCAGTTGAAATGCAGCCGACCCGGGCCATCGCCCCATGGCACCTTATGACCCACCGGCTTGTGCGGCACCGTGGCGGTGTAATGCAGGCCATCGCGCACGCGACACATCGGGCTCGTGCGCGAGTCCAGCGTCGACACCCATTTGAGCGCCTTCACGATGTCCGCGTTGGCGTCGTACGTGAGCTGACGCGCGGTCTGCGCCGTATGCGAAATCGCGGTGCGCACGACCGCTTCTAGCTCGCGGCGCGGTTTTGCGAGCAGACCATCGGCGTAGTTGCTCGCCCGGGTGCCGCGAATGCCGCGCACAATCTCCGGGACGGTGCGCCCTTCGACGAAACCCATGCGCACCGCATTGCGAACACTGGTCGCCCTACTGGCTTCGAGATCCGCCATCCAGCCGACCAGTAGTCGCCCCTGAAATGGCCGGCTCATCGCAGCGGCATACACCTGCGCGGCGGGCACGCCCTCGATGGGAACCTGCAGCGCAACGGCCGCTGGCACTGGCGTGCGCAAGGCACGCACCTCGTAGGCCGCCTCGTAGGCGGAAAAGCGTTCCAGCTCGCCCTGCATCGCCACATAGATGGCGTCATAGGCGGCATGGTTGGTCGCTCGCACGGCGGTGAGCAGTTCTTCCAGGCGCTCGACCGTGAAGCTGGTAGCTTCCATGCGCATCAGCGCTTCGGCCAGCTGTGCAGCCAGACGTGCGTCACTGCGGTTGAGCAGCGCAATCATGCGCCGCACTACGTCCATGCTGTAGCGCTGCAGATCGACCGCGTGGTCGATGGCCTCGTCTTGCAGGGTTGCGTTGACCGAGGGCATCAGTCTTCGCCGTAGTCCGAAAGATCCTGGTAGTCGATATCGACATCCTCAGAATCCTGAAAGCGAATCTTGTGGCCGATGTGAGTGGTCACAAATGCCTCAAGCGTCGCGTGGTGTTCTGGGCTGCTGTAAAGCCTCCAGGCTTGGTTGGACTGGCTGTATTGCCCCACCCAAAGCGTGGCCCGGCAGTCGTCGCAGCTGATGTGGATCGTTCGGCTCATTCTTCCACCGTATCACTATCGCCGGCACCCATCATGCCAAGCGGCGGACCCTCCTCGGCGACGGCAGCCGCCTCGGCGTCGGCGTCGACTTCCGGCGCCAAATCGCCGCGGCGCTTGAACTCCTCGATGGCCGTCTTGCGACTGATAAGGCCGCCTTGCCAGAGGTCTTTGACCAGCGTCGCCGATGCATCGCCCAGCGTGGTTTCGCCATAGCCGTCATACAGCTCGACCGTGCCGGCCTGCTCGACCGGAATGCCGGCAAACATGGCGGTAAAGACCAGGGCCTGATCGAGCGCGTCTTCGAAATTCTCGGCGATGCGCTGCAAATCCGACTTGTTGCCCTCGGCGTCGTTGGCCGATTCGGTGGCGCTGCGCTCGCCCGGTTTCTTGACCAGCAGCTCGGCGCCGGCCTGAATCATCTGCTCATCGAGTGCGGACAGGGACTCGGCGCCGGCGGAAATTGCCGCACCGGTGTGCTCGACCCACTTCATGTCTGCTTCCAACGGCAGCTTCACTGCCGTGGAGGAGCCCACCACCAACTCGGTCTTGTCGTCAGCGCCGATGATGGCCAGGATGGGCACGCGCGCAGCGTGCAGGATGGTGTCCTGGTCGCTCTGCGACTGCCAATGCTTGATGTTGAGATAGGCCACATCCAGCAGCGGCGGATTGCCCACCATGAAGGCCTCTCGCACGCCATACAGCGGCACGAACGGGATGACCGATAGGGAGGTCGTGCCTGACTCCACGAGTGCCCAGCTGGATTTCTTCTGCGCGTCCGTGGTCTGGCGATAGACCGACCAGCTGCCCGGGCGCAGCACGCGCACCTGCGGCACCTGCTTCGTGCCAAACTCGCCGTCTTCCTCTTCGAAGGATTCCATCAGGCGAAGCTGGGAAAGCTGCACCTTGCCACCTGCGGTGGACGTGCGCCAGCCCAGGATCTGGCCGTGCTTCACACGCACCCAATAGGGCCGCTGCCCGCTGGCCTCCTGCTCGGCACGGCTGCGGAAGCCCTGCTTCGGCGCGCGCGGGTAGTCCACCAGGATGCCGGCGAAGCCGTAGCCCATATCCTCGCGGAACATTTCGGCAGCGAAGCTGTGCAGACTGACGCCCTGCTGGTCGATGTCCTCGGCCCACTTCTCGATGCTCGGCGCCGCATCAGAGAGCGTCAGCGCCTTGGAGAAGGGCTTGCCGGACATCACGTTGACCGTGCGCTTGAACGCCGGGAACAGTGTCGCCGTACTCAGGCGCGCAGCGTATGCCGCGTCCTCCTCGGCCGGCCACTGTGGCAGCAGGGATTTGCCCGCCTTGCGCATGGCAGGCGTTCCGCCATCCAGCGCTTCGAGCTTGCACCACTGCTCCTGCAGCGCTCGAATCTCGTCATTCTGTTCGTTGACGGCAAGCGCCATTTCAAATCCTCAGGGGTTTAACTTCAGCAATGCGCTTGACGCCAAGCACGCGGTAACGCGCCATGTCGTAGTCGTGGTCTTCGGCGTCCGTGTCGACGTCGTCCGGATCTTTCTTGTCGCGCGGCAGCACCGGCCAGTGCGCAATGGCCTGGCGACAATGCTCCATGATGTAAAGGCCAGGCTTCTCCGGCACTTCGCGGCCCGCTTCGCGCAGGCGCGATCGCATCAGCTCCAGACCAATCTTGCGGCTGCCGGGCGCCTTGTCAGACTTCTCCCAGCGCACGCCCTCGCGGTCCATCTCCTCAGCGATGGTCGGCGTGCCAGGCTGGGACACAGCACTGATGGCGTTGTCGGCCGGACCTGCTCGCGGCGTGCTTGGCAAATGCTTGGCCTCTACCATCGCCGCTTCGCGCTCCTTGATGCCGCGAGCGACATCGCGCGGGCTCATCTTCAGTCCCTCGTTCGGCGCCTTGGCGCCATACCATTCGCCCACCAGCACAATCGAGCCACGAGGCGGGCACCACTTCGCCCCGCTCGGTAGCGTTGCTTCAGTGCCGTCGGCCTCAGCCCACCAGCCAACGCTGAAGGGGTGCGCGCTGCCCCAGTCGAAACTGCGGTCGATGTACCAGCTGCCCGGGACAGGGAAGTACGGCACGATGACGCGGTCACTCCACACATCATCCAGCGCACCGCCGGCGACGATATTCCAGTCGCCATCGCGCATCGCCTTGATGAGTGCATCGTTACCCAGGCCTTCCAGCCGGTCCAGATAATCGGGGTCGTTGTCCTGCAGGGTCGGATTGTCATCCAGTCGCGCGGGGATGTACTGACGCGAGAGGCCGCCCTCTTTCTTGCCTGTCTGCCAGACCGAAAGCGCTGGCGCCGCATCAACCCAGCCCGCTTTGACCCAGTTGTGCCCGGGGCCTCCCGGGTTGCTCCCGCAGATGATGCGCGGAAACATGCCGCGCAGCTCGGCCGGAACCTTCAGGCCGCCGAGTCGCAAGCGGCCGCGCAGGTAGCGGTACATGCTCGCGGAGAAGTGCGTGAGCTCGTCCATCATCAGGACGTGGATTTCCGCGCCCTGATACTTGAGCACATCCTTCTCGTGCTGCAGGTGGCACAGGTGAATCTTCGCCCCGTTCCAGAACTCGATGAAGTTCTTCGACAGGTTGATTTTGCAATGGCCGGCGTTTATCCACTCAGCCAGGAGCGCAGGAAAGCCGGTCGGGCCTTCCATGTGGTTCTTGTACAGGTCGTCAAACAGACGGCGGAATAGGTACACCTGCAACCCCGGCACCTGCGCACACCAGCTGATGGCTGCTACCCGAAACAGATGGGACTTGCCGCCGCCTGCCGCACCGCCGTAGAGAATCTCCTTTGCTGACGATTCGTAGGCTATGGTCTGCTTGGCGTGCAGCGAGAGATCAAGCGCCATTGTCCCCTGGGCGGGTTACCGTCAGGTTGATGACGGGGAAATTGCCGCGCACGTCCGCTTGCATGTCCATTTCAATGGACTCTGTTGGTTTGCCCCAGCCACGGTCACAGATGCCAAAGATGGCCGTCAGCGCGTCTTTCGGGTCGGTCGCCTTGTCCATGGCGATCTCATAGGCACGCTTGATCAGGTCTGCCGTATGCGCGCGGCACAGCTGCACGATGGTCTCGCCGTTCGGTCCCACCTTGGGACTACGCCCGCCAGGATTGCCCGACTTGCCCTTTTCCCACGTCTTTGCGTTCTTATGCTTCTCGCCGGCCATCAGCGGATATCTCCGCGCTTGCGTGCATCCTGCATGCAGGCCGCGGTCGCGATGCGCTGCTCGAGCAGGGATTCGGCGTAGTCGCCAGCGGCATAGCTGTAGAGCATCCAGGCCACCAGCGACTTCTCAGCGGGGCTTGGCAATGCCGGCAGGCGTTTGGCTGGCGGGTCGAACTGCGCGCAATCGACCTTCGGCGGCAGATAGGCGAGCTGCTTGCTGCCCGAGGTCGCGCACGAGGTCAGGGTCAGGAGCAGGACACACAGCAGGAACTTGGATGGTGCGATCACGATAGCGGACCTCAATCTGGGTCAGGCGTTCATTCGATGTGGCGGTGTGGGCATCGACCTGCGCACGCGCGGTCTCGCCAGCGGCGCTGGCCTTGTCGTCGCGGTTGCGGGCACTCAGCAGCGCATCCCTCTCCGAGCGCGCGTAATCTCGGTCCGCCTCAGCCGCCTTGGCGCTGGCATCGGAAAGAGCGGCACTCCCGCGAAAGTACAGAGCGCTCAGCAGCGCGGCGACCGCCAGCACCAGAAGCGCAGCTGAGGTGAATTTCCAGGCGTTGGCGCGAGCTTCGGAGAGGATCACAATGGCTCCCGGTGGACGCGCATGCCGTTGATATGCACGCGGCAAGGCCTGCGGATGTCATGCGCGGCGCACCAGAGCACGGCCAACAACAGCGCCCTACTCACCGCGTCACCGCCGAGTCGCCGACATTGCCGGCCATGTAGAGCGCAAGCACCCAAGCCGACTGGGTGAGCCACTGCGCCGCGTCCATCTTGCCAAGGGCAAAGAACACGACGCCGGCCAGCCAGCCGGCGCAGGCCAGCGCAAACTTGCGCGACGCCCAGCGGCGGTCGATACCTGTGGGCTGCGAGTCAGTGCTCATGGCGATACCTGTGAGTTACCCAAGCACATCGCCAGCTCAGCCTCGCGGCGGTTGGCCAGGCCCTTGACCCGCTTGCCGCCTGCGTAGACCCACTTGCGCAGCTCGTAGCACCAAACCGAGGCCGGTTCGCCGCGGTTGATCTGCCGGATCAAGGTTGACTTGCAGGCAGCACTGACGCCGACGTTGTACGTCCAGCTCAGCACGGCTGCCCATTCGTTCTCAGTCAGCGGCTTGCCGATGCAGTTGGCCGCGCCGACCAGGTACTGGCCCAGCTCCG